TTCGTAAACCTGGGCATGGCCAGCCCGCACCAGCTCGAGGTTCAGGTTCTTGGAGCCGGCATGAAGCACGCTGGCCGTCCGGCCATGGATGTCCTGGACCGAGGAGCCGACGCGGATCTTGCCGCCGTTCTCCTTGATCATCTTGTCGAGGAAGGCCTGGCTCGCCGCACCGCCGCTCTGCGCGGACTCAGGTGCATCGATGCCGGCAAAGCGGTAGTTCGTCGTCAGCGGCGATCCCGCCGAGCTACCCTCCAAGGTATCCCCGTCCATCGTCCGCTGGCTCTTCACGTCCGGCCCCGTCGCGTCCAGAAAGCGCTGGGCAGGCGTCCGCCCAGACGAAGGAACGCCGGGGGGTGCCCCGGCGCTCGGCTTCGGTGCTCCTGGCTCTGTCGCCGCCAGGAATTCCTCAGGCGTCATTGGCCGCCTCCCATGTCAGGGTTCGGCGCGCCGTCGCCGCCGGCTGGCCGAGTGATCATCGCCGAGACCGCCTGCTGATAGGCTGCGTCGAGATCCGGCGCGATGCCCATGTCCACAGCGCGGTGAGCGCGGTCGAGAGCTTCCTGGTGAACGAGCGGCGCGTAGTTCTTGTACTGCTTATCGTTGGGGTTGCCCTTGGCATGCTGCTTAAAGGCGATCTGATCCAGGATCGGCCGGTTCATCTTGTAGAGATGGTCAGCAGCTTTACCTACCTGCGCCGAGGCTTCCTTGTTGCCCTTACCGGCTTCCCGGATCTTGGCGACGTCGATGTTGTTCTGGAGCTTCCGATCGAACTCGCCGGCCTTGAGCTGTGCATTCGCAGCCGAGTTGCTGAGGACGGCCTTCTTGTAGCGCAGGTCCGCTTCCTTTTCGTAAAGGTGCTGTTTAAGGCCGATCACAATCTTGTCGCGCTCGTCCGACGTCATGGGCTTGGTGTAGCCCTTCATCAGGTTGCCGCCGGTCCAGGAATCGTTCAGCGCGATCAGCGGTGAGAGGTCGACCTGGCCGCCGCCCTCGTACTTCTTGATCAGCTCCTTCATGTCCTTCATGTCCTGGTCGTCTTCGATATTGGCAGTCGGCGCCGACGCCGTGCCACTCGAAAGACCGCCACCAGTCTTCTTACCGCCGCCACCCGAGCCGCCCTTCGCAGGCTTCGCCATAGCCGCCAAGGGGTTTACCCCAGGAAGCTCCTCAGGAGCCGGCTTTGGTTGGATCGCTGGACTAGCGCCGGTGTAGGTATCGCCTTCAGCCCCAAAGAAGCGTCCGAGTCTCGAACCACGTTCCATCGAGTGCGTTGGTCCTTCAGGCTCTGGCGCTCGCGTAAGCGCCCTACCAGGCTCTGGGATGCCGAGACCATCATCAGGCTGCATCGTCATGCTGCCGCCCGCCAGAAGCTTCGTCAGCATCCCAGGATCGGTCTTATCCGCTGCGTCAGCCTGCGCGTCAGCTCCACCCATCAGGTGCTCGGCTACCGTGTCCCAGAAGCTCTTAGGCTTCGCGGTCTTCTCGGCGTTGTAGCGCGCGGTCGCTTCATGGGCCATCTGGTCCTGCTGCATCTGACGAAGCTGCTCTGGCGTCGGCTGAGGAGCCGGTTGGCCCGCGCCAGGCTGCACAGGGCCGGCGTAGATCGCGGCCTGCTGCTGCGGCGCCATGACGTCGTATGGGTTCATTGGATCGGCCATGGCGTCTGCTCCTTACTGGCCGTAGGGCCGTGTGTAGTTTGCCGCCATGTACTGGTTCGGATCAGTGTTCATGCCGCCCGAGTACGGGTTGGCATTCGCCATGGGCGTACCGGCAGGGCCGACACCAGAGACTGGTGCCGCTGCCGTGGCGCCGGCATCAGAGGCAGCTCCTGCGCCGCCTGCGCTCTTAATGTTCTGACCGATCATGGCGCCCGTTAGCAGACTCTGCATCATCGTATCGGTCCCGTTGGGCCGCGATAGAGTCTGACCGTGCTGACCAGTGAAGGGGGCAAACCGCTCCTTGGTCGCCTCGATCTTCTGCTGCTCTTTATAGTTCGCCTGATTGTCGCGAGCCTTCTTATCGCCCAAGATCGCACCCGCAATCAGACTGATCGTCATCGGATCCATCGTCATCCCCCATCACGAAAAAGGTGTTAGCCGCCGATGCCCATTCCAAGGAACCCTGTGCCGCCGAAGAGACCCGTTGGCTTCTTGTCGGCTGCCGCCTGCTGGGCATCCGCCACCTTGCCGCTGCCGTAGATGTCGCCGAGCTTGCCCCAGCTCTGAAGACCGTAAGTGTTCTTGTTCAGGTTGTCGTTGATCTGCGTCCCAACGTTGACCTTCTTGGCGTCATTCAGGATGCCGGTGTTCGCGGTAACGCGTCCGGTATCCAGACCCGTCAGCTTGCCGAGTGCGTCGTACTTCATGCCTGCATCCGCAACACCAGCTTGGCCCTTCGCAGCCATCGCATTGGCGTAGACGTTCTGGCCGGCCCCCAGCGAAGCCAGGCCCTGGCTGCTGGCCATGCGCTCACGTGCGCCGCTCTCAGCTCCGCCGGTAGTCGCCAGGTTCGAGAAGCCTTCCGCCGTCCCGCGTGCTGCATCGGTGTTCACCGCATTCATCTGCTGATTCGTGTTCTGGTCGATCAGCCCGGCCTGCGCCTTATACATATCGGTCGGCCCTTGGCCGTAAGCAATCTTGGATAGGCCGCCGTAGCTTTGCAGGTTGTTGAAGTCTGCGGCCGACGTAGTGGTCGGGTTATAGCTGTAGGCGTCCTTTAGCGAGCCGTTGCCATTCGTCAGACCCTGGTAGGTCGGCATGCTCGACGCGAGGACGTTCGTGTTGATATCACCGCCCTTGCCGGCATAGGCCTTGAGCTGATCGATATTCTGGATCGTCGGAACTGCTGCGAAGTTCGTACCAGGAGGTCCCGGCTGAAGTGGCTTGAAGCCACCTGTTGGCGTACCGGCTACCGTCGCAGCCGCCGTCCCAGTGTTGTTAGCCGCCGTGCCCTCGACGCCGCCGAAACCGACCTTCGCTGCCGCTTGTTGAAACCATCCCATTATACGCTCTCCTCATAATGGCTGTAGTCCGGTTCGATTTCGTTGGCACCATCGACGACCATGTCCTTGAGCGTCGTCATCATGAGCAGAGTCGAATCCTCGAAATCCTTCTGCGCCTTCTGGTGCTTCGGACTCCCAGGCTCTTCCTTGAAGGTAATGCGCTCGCGGATGAAGTTGAAGATCACGGAGATGAACTCGGGAATGTCGCAAACGTCACCGTCGGTTTCAAGCCGATTGGCATTGCGCAGGTACCAGCACTTAAGCAGCGCGCCGCTGTCCTTCACGGGAGGCGTCATCAGGATCTGCGGAGCGCCTGAGGTGCTGTTGATCAGAAAGTAGTGGTACTCAAAGACCTGGCCGGTGTTAACCGCGTAGAGGGCGTTGACCTGAAGCTCCATGAACTTCTTCAGGATGCCGCAACGCTTCACCTCATAGACCTTCGCCGAATCGTAGTAGAGAATGTTGCGGATCTTCGAGCCGTAGATGTTCGCCGGCAACGCGTAGGTATCGGTGCCGCTCGCGATCGTCATCGGAGCGAAGGTCAGGAAGTAGTCCTCCGCCAGCGAGTGAATCGCCGCCTCAGCAAGCTTGATCGCGTCGTTCGCATACTCGCGCATTTCGTCTTTGCTGACGAAGTCCTCTTCACCGAGATCAAGCTCGGTCGTGATCTTGTTGTAGATCTGTAGCCAGGTCCAAAACTTGGTCGTGGTCGCCATCGTCATTCATCCGTGTGAAAGATGGCCACCCTGTAGGTCGCCTTGTTGCTAGTGTCTGCACTACGCAGAAGGCACTTCTGATCCGAGGTCCCGACATCCGATAGCTCGTAGTAGACGGTCCCAATTCCCGAGTCCAAACCGATGGGCTGATACTTGCCGGTGCCACCGATCTGAGCAAAGCCAGAGACACCAATGATCTTGCCAGTGACCTTGAGATAAACCTTGTCGTACTGGTGGACGTTGTCCCGCACCGCCATGATGCCCTTGAAGGTTGTCACCTTGAAGACGCCGCCGCCGCCGATGTCCATCGTCGCGCACTTAATGCCACCGTCGGTTTCAAGCCCACTGCTCACGAGCTGATCGGCAAAGCGCTGAATGGCCTCGAGGGCTTCCCGGACTGGGCGGTCCGTGATGCCCTCTAAGCTGAGCTGAAGATCGTTCGCTCCCTTATGCGTTGCCACCATCACCCCCGCTCGCTTCGTCTGTAATGTCTTCGCCGCGCTGCGTGAACTTCATGTCGATCGCATGCAGCTCAAAGCCCTCGTCCTTAGGATAGCCTCTGATCTGCCACTTCGTCCCAACGACGCTGCTCGGCGCGTCCGCCAGGGTCAGCGTCGTCGAGGCGTGGTTCACGATCGTGTAGCCGGCGTTATAGCCGTCGGCCTCGAAAGCGATGAGATGTCCGCGTAAATCGAACGTGCCATCATGCGGCCAGACGCCGCTCGCGATGAGCACCGTCTTCGCGCCGTTGTTCACCGTCGCCAATGCGAAGTTGTCAGAGGCGAAGAGGATGACCAGGCCCTTACGGAACTGAAGCTGGCGGTAGAGGAAGCGCAAACCGCCGGAGCGCATCCAGCGCATAACACGATGCATGCCGAAATCGGTGATCTTACGATCCCGTATGTCCTTCAGTTGCTTCCCGACTCTCTGATCGTCGTTGAAGGTCCAACTGTCGACCGACAGAGCACCAGAGACATTCTTCGCGATCACGAAGACCTTCGTCATCCACTTGAAGATCCGGGGCGAGCCAAAGCTCCAGGCACATGTGACGTAGTCCCATATGATGCCCATCCTGTTCCAGGTCGCAGCACTGTTCGTCGTGTCCACCACGAGATCGTTGTTCTTCGTATCGTCGAACATCATCACGTAGCCGCGCTGATCGCCGAAGAGGATCCGGTCGTTCTTCGCGTCGTAATGCATCGCCGTCATCAGGAGGTTTGCCCCTGCGCTTGCTGTGGTAAAGACTCCGTCCTCAGCGGTCGAGAAGTTGAGGTCCAGTACAAAGGCGCAATTGTTCTTTCCCGTGTTGTCAGGATTCAACGTCGCAGATTCCGTGGACCACCAAAGCCGGTTGCCATGAGTCTCAAGACACCCGACCATGCGATCCTTGACGAGACCCTTGTACGTTACATTGAGGTGCTCTGAGAGGGAGATGACCTTGAAGCCATCGGTGAAGCACCAGCCTGATTCGCTGGGGAAGAAGATGCCTTCCGTCGTCCGGATGATCGCATCGGCCGCGATGCAACCCATCACCGCGGAGATCTGCTTGGCCTTCATGCTACCGCCGCCGGTCGCGTCAAAGCGGCCTTCAATGCGGTAGCACTGCCGGCGAGCAAATACGATAGGATAGCTGCCGACATGCGACAGCCCAGTGATCTTGAACGGAATGTCTACGAAGTTGCCAGACGGCACTCCGTTGGGATTCAACGGGTGACTCTGCCAAAGTCGCGTGTTCCAGAAGTTCGGATCACCAGCCGCAATACCGGCAGCATAGAATCCGTAGCCGTCGATAATAGCCGAGTAGTAACAGAGCGGCGGTGGATCCCAGAACGACACGCCACCTGCGAAGTACGCCGCAGCGCCGAGCGCGGCATCAGCAGGCGACGTACCCCAGACAAGGGATGATCCCATGCCCTTTACCGTCGTGTAGAGCGGAACCGTCTCGGCGTCCTTGGTTCGCCATTCGTACACGTCCATCAAGCCGGTAGTCGTATCGTAGTTATCAAGCGCCGTGTTCGTCCACGTGATGCCCGCTCGGGTGATAGGAAGCGAGCCGCCGTAGAACTCAAACATCGGCGTACCGAAATCCTGAAAGGTAACAGCGTTGCCATCTACCTTCGCCGAGTAGGATCGCTCCAGCCCATAAAAGATGATGTAGTGAGCAGACCCGCTATTGTCGATATTGATACCGCTAGCGACGCAGTCGGCAGCTCTAGGTAGACCAGCTTGAACGAGACGCCAAGCATTGTTGCCGCCATCCCGATAGATCTTGATCGTCCGGCACCCGGCGATCTTCGTCGCGCCGGGATTCGGTGTCATGAAGAGATGACCTCGCCATTCCGAGATCGATAGCCGCGCGCCTAGCTCACTATCTGGAAAGGCCGTCGTGGTTCCGTTCTCCCCGAACAGCGTCGTCCAGTTTGAATCGCCATCTTCCAGGTAGTAGAGGTTGACGCCGCTCTTTACGAAGCAGGTGCTATCGAAGAAATAGATCGAATCGATCTTCTGATTCCCGCTTGGAAGCTGCGGAGCGCCATCATTGAAGACCTTCGTGCCTGGCCGTTGCACGAGCTTCTTGAAACGGTTCAGAAGAAGGTTGTCCAGCTTCTTGGCGGCGGACGGCGCACCGTCGATGTAGTTATCCGTGATCCCTTTGGTCCACTCGTCGAGAAGCTGGTTTGGCATGTTAGACCCCGTACCCTTCTTTGATCGCGAGCAGCAGATCAAGAGCAGGGGTTTTCCACCCTTCTTCGCCTTTGCCATCCGGCATCTCACGGCTGCCGCAGCGCTGATGGCGGAACTCCCATTCGTTCTCTTTGAAGGATTCCACATACGAAGAAAGCGGCTTGCGGCCGCAGTATGCATCGATGGTCGGAATGTCGAAGTCTGTGGAGGCTTGGCAGATCGCTGTCTGCGCCGGCGCACTCAGCTCATGCCCCAGAAGCCTCGCCGTCAAGATCGTCAAGTAGCCGAGATTCGCAAAGTAGCAGCTCGCGGTAGGCTTCGCTTTCAGATCTACGTATAGCGCACCGGTTGCTACATCAAGCGCTGCCAGGCTATCGGCAGGAGGCGGATCGCGCAGGCCAAGACGAGATGCGATAAGAGCACGAACAGTAGCAAAGCCAGGAGCAGCCACAGATCCTGTCCCGACGTAAAGTTCGCCGTGATGCGCTTCCGTGTAGAGCGAATGGAGTTGGAACGGCTGCTTCCATTTCGCAGCCCCGTCGCAACGAGTGATACTGTCTGCCACGGAAAGATAGAATCCCACGGCACCGTCCCAGGTGATCTCACGTCCGCCCTTGTACTCTGCTGGAAGTGGCTCATAGCGCGTCAGGCCTCCCTTGTTGTTCGTGACCATGGTGATGAGTGCATCATCCATCTTGCCGACGTCAACACAAGACCGCGTAACGTAGTGCGCAACGCCGCCCCAGAGGATGCCTTCGCCCTGGTGCTGCTGAGCACCGTTGGCATCCTTCGAGAAGATGAAGCCACCCTGTTCAAAATCCTGAAGTCGCATCTCGTATGAGTCGCGGGTGGACATGACGTCTTCGGGGATGGGGGAAACCTTTGCAGAGGAATGCGAGCATGCGACCAGGCTGATAATGAGGAGCAGGTACTTCATTTGTCATCCTTCGATTTCGAGGTTTTCAAAAGGTCTTCAAGAGCCGCAACGCGCGCTTCCAGAGCCAGCTCCTTTGCGATCTCGTCTTTCAGAGCCGCCGCAATCAGAGGCGTCATCTTTCCGTAGTCGATAGCCATCGTCGGCATTTTACTATCCGGCTCGCCACTCACAGCGCCGGGATAGACGAGCTTTAATTCCTGAGCGATGAAGCCGTAATCCTGTTTGCCAGTCTCCTTCCAAACAAAGCTACGAGGCCTCACCTTGGCGAGGAGGTCCAGAGCGCCGGTGAAATCCTTGATGTCGTTCTTCAAGCGAGCGTCAGACGTAGTGTTGTAGAGAACCGAAGTGCCGCTGGCAGAGATCGATCCACGACGCGACGCAGCGCCAGCCGAGTCGTAGAACTCGATGAAGATCGGGCCGGTCGCAGCGCCTTCGCCGACAAGTCCAATACCCATACCGATGTTCGTGCTGGATGTTCCAGCGCCGGTGTTACGCACATCGAATATCTGGTTGCTTGAATTGTCTGTGCTCGAAACGGCCATACCGCCATTCACGACATGGCTCACCGTTGCACCAGATGGCCCAAGGAACCATCGTCCGGTGTTATCGACGTTACCGACAGCGCGTAAGCCGCCAGCATTTGGTTCTGTCGCAAAGATCAGGTTGCCGCCATCTCCGCCACCACCGCTCTGCGAGTACTGCGTGACGATGGAAGCCGCGACCACGCCAAGGTTCGTTTGAAAGTCGATCGCAGACGCCGTGCTGGCGACGAGACCAGCATCGGTGTTCTTGAGGATCAGCGTAGGGTTCCGATTCGTGACACCACTAAGAACCGAAGCAGATGTCCGATTCACCGTTACCGCCGCCGCCGTACCATCCGCACAAAGAAGATCCGTCATCACACCAGCAACAGACGTCTGCATACACTGCTTGCCACCGCTCGACCGATTCCGCGGCGAGCGCAGATCCGTAGCAAACGCAGGCATCGCGAAACAACAGAGCGCGAGTAACAGAAGCCTCTTCATGCTCACTCCTTAGTTCGTCGTGTAGGTAATAGGGTTCGCGTACCATCCGCAGTTCGAACTGTTCGTAAAGGCAGCGCCACCTTGCGCCTGAATCTGAATCTGTCCCGTGTTCGTGATGTAGACAACTCCAACGACCTGCGTATTGGCGTTCTGGACCATGGCTGGCGAATAGAAGCTGACCGCTGGACGAAGAGACGCAGGGACATCGGTAGCATTGCTTATAAAGACGTTGGCCGCTGTAGCGGCCACACCAGCGCTCTGAGGAAAATAGAGCGTCACCGTCTTTCCATTACGAACATACGGAACGATGGTCGACGGCGATACTGTCCGCGCGCCAGTGAACGCCGCAGTGAACGTTCCAAAGTCCGTATCAGGGATAAACTTGAAACCAAGGGAGCGTCCAAGCGATTGGAACAATCCAGCAGCCGAGTTCCAATACAACCCATTCTGCGCATCATCAGCGCGAGCCGGTAGAGCACATAGCAAAGCGAGGGAAAGAATCAAACGTTTCACGATGAACTCCTTTAGCGAATACGAACGGCCAAGACGTCCGCAAGGTTTGCTCCAGTGCCAGCCGTCGTATATGTGCTCTGACACGTCGCATAGTAGGTTGCCGCGGTCGAAGGCGTCACATGCCTAACGACCGAGCCGCTACGCTGATCCGACCCAGCGCTAGCCGAATCATGCGTCGACCAGATACTGAAGATCTTCGCGCCAGCGTCGATGCTACTAGACGAGGACGAAATCGCGCACGTTGTGCTCGTCCAGCCGCTCGCCGTGCCGAGAGCATTTAGAAACCCGACATAGATCATCCAATCGCCAGCAGACGGAAGCGCGATCGTGGCCACGGCATGTGTAGAAGCCGAGAAAGCCGTAGACGTACCAGTAACGACAAACTCCTGAGCAACGTTGCCACTGGTCGCAAGAGCACCTGATGTATCGCCAACGACACCGGCCGAGAACGTTGGCGCAGCCGCAAAGGTTTTCGCTCCCGCAAAGCTCTGCGTCGTCGTATTAACCAGACCACTTGCGATCGTCGACGCGCTCGGAACCGCGATCGAGGTCTGCGCCACCGCAGCCTTCACGCGAAGACGATGCGTTGCGTCAACAGTAAGACCTGTCCAATCACAGTAGAGGTTCGTGTTATCCCAATCGCAGTAATCGCCGGACTCCAAACTCGTCGGCTTCCCAGCGGTTCCCGACACCTCATACTGAAGCGTGACAACCTCAGGAATGATCCCGAGGCCGTGAGCGATCGTCGTGCCAGGCGCCGCCGTGAGCTGTCCCGAATCGTAGAGACCGATCGGGACAACCGTTCCGCTGGTCGCCATATTCTGCGCACCGAAGTCGACAAAGGATCCTGCAGCCAGATCGTTGAAGTCGTACCAAAGCTTCGTAGTATCCTTCGAGACGAGCCAGCTATCAGAAAGCTGATTCGCAATCGATGAATCTGCCCGATACCAGTTACCACTCCAAAGCTGCTTCTCAGGAGCCACCAGAAGATTGTGCGACAAACGAGCAGCATAGAGCCGACGAACATCATCGTCCGTCAGCGCTGTGCCACCGTTCACAAAAAACATCTCCTCAGCACGTCCGACAAAGTAGCCAGCATTACCATCCTTCGCTACACCGAAGGCAGGCGATGTAACGGCACGCACCGTCGCCAATGTCTGACTAGCGACAAGACGTCCATCGACATATGCCTTGAGCTTCGTATTGGTCGCGTCATACAGCTCGACGAAATGATGCCAACCACCACCAGCAGCAATCGTAACAATGAGGTTTCCCTCACTACCCGATGCAGTCGATGCCGCCTGAAACGCAATGATATTGCCAACAGGCTGTATATTGAATCCGCGATCGGCGTTGCTCTGCCACTGCCCCATCAATGTAGAACTTGGCACCGATGACCAGGCCGCAGCATAGAACCAGCCGCCCATGGCAAAGCTAACGCCCGGCCCCGGATTGAAGAAGGTCGAGCTCGACGTCAACGACTTCGTGGATCCCGTGAAGTCAAACGCGCCAGAGACGCCTGCGATACCTGTAGCGGTAGTAGCAGTCGTCCCGACGTTGGTAAGGTTCTTTGCATTCGTTGTGTTGCCATCCGTGACACTGGCATTCCAAAACGAATATTGAGACGTGGTAAGTCCAGAGGGAAAATCTGAAGCATCAATCGTATGACCAGCCTGATTGTTACCAACCGAGCCGACAGCGACCAAAGCTGTCTTGGCCTGTGCATATGCCAACGGCGAGAAGACACTAGATCCGATAGACGTCCAATTCGTTCCATCGTAGATCTGGGCCTTCTTTTGCGTCAGGTCGTAATAGATACGGCCTTCGATGCCCGTGGGCGCCGATGACTGCTTCTCAAGAAGAGCCTTCTCAAGCTGGCCGTTGATGGTGACGCAAAGAGCGATATCGCTACACGAAAGCGTCAGGAAGATCAGCGTTAGAAACCTACCGATATGATTCATCAGCCGATCCCCACCAATGTGTAGGTCCCGGCGGCGAGCGCGATGCCCACCGTCACAGTGACCGTCGTTTGCGTCATCGTGATATCCGCGAGGATCTGCTTATAGGCGTTCGTGTTGTCCTTCAGCGCCCAAACGCAGTTGCGCGCGTCAGAGACCTGACCGTTGGCCGGCGTCACCGTCCCGTCCACCGTGTAGGTCACCGCGGTCGTCGCGCCGCTGACCCAGCCGGCCGCATCCTGATTCACGTACCGTTCGGCAGAGACCTTTCGCCAGGTGCCCCCGATATCGACCATGAGGTCGTTCGTCGTCGTGTCCCAGTACTGCCTACCCGGAAAGCTTGCGGACGCTGCGGGCCGTCCTACGGTCGTGTAGTTGGCAAAGCGCGCGCCAAAGAGCTGCCCAGCGATGTAGGCGTCCTTGACCTGATGGCTGCTGTCGCCGATGTCATAGGTCGCATCGACGAGTGGCTTAAAGTTGCTACCCCACCAGAGCGTTCCCTTAGTGGCGTGGCTCGTCGAGCTCAACGTCAGGTCCTCGGAGGCCAGGGCGCTGCCGTAGAGCGCCTGGCCGCCGCTGCGACCCGCCAGCATGGCGAACTGCGTGTGGCCGGCGTCGCCAGTCGTGAGGCCGCTCAGCGTGCTGTGCGTGATCTCGGTGTCCGGCGCGCTGGCGACCCACTTAGTCCCGTCCCAAAAGATCGAGTATCCGGTACCGACGCCCGTGTTGATCGCCCTGAGACTCATCAGCGTGGCGATAGGCACCGTATTGGTACCATCCCCGATCGCTGTGCCCAGGTAGAGCGTGCCCCAGCGAGTTGCCGTGGCTCCCAGGTCCTTCGTGTTATCCGCGGTCGCCAGGAAGCTGGCCGACGACTTCACCAGGCCAGCACCGTTCGGCGCGAACGTCAGGTTCCCGTCCGTGTTGCTTGTCGAGATCGTGTTCGTGAGAAAGCCCAGGTTGTCTATGGCGGCGCCGCCGCTGACATGGAGCTTGCTCGTCGGATCCGAGACGTTGATCCCGAGGTTCCCGTCGTACCGGATCCTCATTCGCTCGGCTGGAGTGCCCCCGTTTGCCGTCGCGAAGATGAGATCCGCGAACTGCGTCGTGCCGTCGCCGCGGTACCGGCTCTGGATCCCGGAAAGCCATGCGTAGGCCCCGCCGATCATCCCCCACTGGTCGATGAAGGCCACGTCGTCAGAGGACGCCAGGTTAGCTCCTGCGGCCCGTGCGCGGTAGAACTGGAAGGTCGGTGCATTGGCTGCCGTGGAGTTTACCCCTTCCAACCGCGCCTTCAGCGATCCGGCCTTGTAGACGTGGAAATCGGTCTGCGGATCCGCGCGGCCGATGCCAACCCGGCTCTGAGCGGTGTCCCAGGCCATCAGCGTCGCGCTGTAGAGGCCGAAGCCGGCCGCGTCTACCGTGAGGCGGGAAACTCCCGCTGTCGCCAGGCCCCATTGATTTAGTCCCGGTCGATACAATCCGGTGGTGGTGTCGGAGAAGCGCAGTGAAGGCGCCACCGACGATCCCGGAATGATCTCGAGGCCCGTCGCTTTGAAGGTTGCGACGTTGGCGCCTGTGACCCCCACACCAACCTGAGAAGTGGCTGGTTGGTACAGTCCTGTAGTGAGGTCACCGGTAAACGTAAAGCCAGGGGTTCCCACGGCAAAGGTACTTGCGATGTGGCTGGCAGCGGAAACGGCACCGGTAGTCGTGAGCGCATTGTCTCCGAACGAGATCGCATGGGAGGAGTCGGCGATGCTTCCTGATCCGAGGGTGAGGGTTCCAGCGGAGAGAAGGGTTGTCCAGACTTGGTGCCATCGGATGGCAGTTGTACCGAAGTCGTAAGTGTCGTGAACCGTAGGACGAGCATTATCAGCAAACTGGACGTAACCAGTAGCAGCCCCAACGCCATCGCCGCTGTTCGCATGGAAGGTGAGATTCTTTCCGGATGTTTTTCCACCATAGACGTGCTGACCAGCATTAACCCCAGTAAGAGGACTACCACTGCCATCAAGATCATCGTAGCCCCACTTGGCGACATACATGTCCAGAGTCTTTTGGTAGAAGCCGCTGATCACGCCGTCGCTCGACCAATCATAGTCGGCAACCTTATGCCAGGACGCTACCGCCTCACCTTCGCGCTGTTCCCATCGGTACGCCGCCGCGCGGCCGTCCCCATCATCTAAGACAACACGGTAATCATTCAGCGCGTTACCGCCCGCAGGCAGCGCTGCAACGTTAGCCACCGAGGGCTTCTCGGTGGGGTAGAGCACAGCGAAGAGATAGTCGAGCGCCGCGCCCATAGACGTGCCGCCTGGCGCCGCCGGGTTCGCATAGCCGATCTCAGACGCCGGGTGAACGAGCGGATGCTGCGCCTTCGAAATGATCTTTACTCGACTATGCTCTTCAATCGCCATGCGCTATGTACCTCAGGTTTCGTCTACGTCCCAGGTTGCATCCCACGTCCCCTGATACTCGCGACTATCAGAGACGTTGAACGTTGCGCCGATATAGGCGTACTTCGTCACGAGGCAGGGACTGCCATTCGCGGCATCCCGTTTTGCTTGAAAGATGTGTGTCACACGCGAGGAGCCGTCATAGACGTAATGCTCCTTCTTCATCTCCTTGTGCCCGGTGAGCAGAAGGGTGGTCATGCTCTTTTCGTTCGCCATCGGAAAGACCTCGAAACGAAGAAGGGGGGAGCCGAAGCTCCCCCGTGGTTTTAGAGGCCGAGGATGTACTCAGCGTAGATCGCCATCTTGCCAGCGGTCAGCGCCTCGACCGCGACCGTCGCCACGATCTTCCGTGCTGCCGTAAGCTTAATGAAGTTCGCCGCCGCGCCCGCCTGAAGACAGTCATGAAGACCAGCGTCCCAGAAGTTCGCGCCGTTGCTGATTGCCAGAGCTGCCTTCACATCGCCGGCACCTTCGATGCTAAGAGCGATCGTGGCCGCATCCGTCGCGCTCGTGAAGGTGGTGATCACCTCCGAGTATACACGCGTCACGATGGCCTTCGCGGGCAGATCGACAGAAGCGTTGTGCGCTGCAATCGTCCGGTTGCCAACATCGCCGCTGGCATCAAAGAGGCCGATGCAAACACGCTGTACGTTCAAAGCCGCGGAGCTTTGGACCGCGATCTTGGATTCGGCAACGCTGCCGGCCACAAGGTCAGTACCTTTCTCGACAGCATCGATGATGTCGCCGAGGCGAACGTACTTCGCCAGGTTGTTCAGCTTGTTGAGCAAGTATTTCTGGTTTGCTGTCAGAGCCATGTGTCACCTCTACATGGTCGAAAAAAGCGGCGTCGTAAGAACCATTCCCACGACGCCGCTTCCTTCAGATCGATCTAGCAAGAGAAAGGGGAAAACCCCTTATGGATAGCTGATGCCGTAGATGACACCGCAGCGGCACGGGGCGTTCAGAACGAGTTCGCCAAAGAAACGGATGTCAGAAATGTACTGGTAACCAGTCGTGGTGCGCTTGGTGTAGTACTGCTTCCCGTCCGGATCGATATGCTTCTCGAAGAACTGGTTGGAGTGCAGCTTGATCGCGCTCCAGTCCATGACGTACATGATGTCGTCATCCATCTCGCGAACGCCAACCATCTTCAGGTTGCCTTCGACACCAAAGACCGTGATCTCCGTGTAGCCGAATGCGCTGACTTTGGTGTCCACGTGGCGGAAGCCACCGGAACCGGCTTCGAGAGCCTTCATCACCGAGCCCAAGTGCTTGAAGGACATGACGACATCAGTCGCCGCGCCTTTGCCCAGGGTCTGGGTGTTGGTCCACGCGTCGAAGATCACTTCAAGCACGTTGACGGCCGTCATGCTGCTACCGTCGTAGGCGATCGATTGCAGGTAGGGATAGGCCAGCTTCGAAACGCCGAAGAGGTTGGCACTGCCGCCGTTGGCCGCTGGCAGAATCTGGCTGCGCAGCGAGGTGAAGACGTTCGCCGAAGTCTGCGCGCCGTCAAGATAGACCTTGGCGTTGGCAGCGATGGTGATCGTCGCACCAGAGAAGTCGACAGGAGTCGAGCCGCCCTTAGTGGTAACCAGCGTCAACGACTTCGCGTTGATGTTGATCGTCTTCACCCAGCCGGTGATGGCCGAGGTGTCGTCATCCTGGACTTGCACTTTCATGCCGAGCTTGAAGCGCTCGATCCGGTCAACGACGATCACGCCAGACGCCGACACGGTGTCAGCGGTGAGCTTGGCGAAGTGCGCGCCGCTCAGCATGGTGATCGAGCAAGCAACCTTCATCGATTCGATAAAACGTTTGATCTGGCCAAGGATGTTCGTCAAGAAGCTTTGCTTGTTGACGTAGCCCTTCGCACGCGCGCTTTCGGGCACGTGCTCGATAAGGTCCTTGGCGTTCCAAATCATGGAACCCCAAACTTCTTTGTAGCCAGCCACGTTTCCGCGAACGTATTGGAATTCCGTGATGTCCGCTTCAGCAGCGAGGCTGCCGAAGGTCACCGTCGAAGCTTCCGCGCCTTCGAATGGAACGACGAGATTGCCGCCCTTCCAGTTCTGATCCTTCTCGACCGTGTTGATAAACCAGTTCTGAAGTTTCAGTTCTTCGTAGAGCAACTCATAGGTGAGGTACTCGTTCAACATGCTGGAGAATGAGGCCAAGGTAACCATTCAGAAAATCCTTTTTGAGAATGGCCACACGGACTACATGGACTTGAGCTCTGCATCGATCCTGGCTTTCATATCGCCGAGGTTCTTCATGGGAGCTTTCGTCGGGCTCGAAGACGTACCGCGTCCTAGGTTGGGCAACGTCTTGGGCCGCTCATGTGGCTTCACCGGAATTGGTGCAGCCGCTGCCGCGGGCACTATTGTTGGAGCTGGAGCGGGAGCGGGCGCTGCTGGTATGACAGCGCTGTATTTCGCATGGACGCGACGAACCACCTCGTCCGGTGGAACATAGCCCTCACCCTTGTTGAAGGCTTCGCTGCCAGTCTGGGCAAACTCGCGCTCGAAAGCGCCAGGTCCCATCTTGGCATCCATCGCTTCCCTGAATTGCTGGACTTCGGGAACAGCCATGACAAGCCGAGTCGAAGCCGCATGTGAAACGGCGAATGCATCCGCGCCTTGTCTGGCTTGGCTTGCTTCGGCCTCTTCGCGTTGAAACGACTGGTCAGCCTCGACCCGCTGGTTGGCGAGCTGCGTGGCAAACGCGGGATCGTCTTTCGCTTTCACAACGGCAAACGCGTACTTAATTACCGCGTCTTCTGAGACACCCATCTCCTTGAAGAAACCATCAAGGTTCTTCTCGCGGAGCTTCACCAGGCGCTCGACCTTTTGCACGTGATCTTGGACGTAACGCTTGTTCTCGTCACGTTCCCGCACAACGGTTTCATGCTTTGGCTTCAGTGCCTCAAATGCTTCGCTCTTTTGAAGCGTGGCCCGTACTTGCTCTTCAGCCTCCTTGGAGGTTGAGGCTTTCTGCGCCCATTCAGGAAAGGTCTTTTCCTGATCGTAGACCTTGTATCCGAAGTTTGGCTTGTAGGCCTCTTCAGTGCCCGCAGGCTTCTCAGCCTTGTCGTCAGCGGCCTTGGCGTCTGGCGCGGTTTCGCCTTCTGCTAGGGCTTCCTTAGTCTTGTCCTCAGGCAAGGGCTCGGCCGCCGGGTCTGGCAGTTCGATCTCTTTGCCATCAGCGGCGGTTTCCGCTGGGAGCACGACTTCAGTTTTCTCGGCAGCCTTCTTTTCGAAATCTGACAGCTTCATGGACTGGCCATCAAGCTCCCCGCCTTCGAACTTCAGGTCTCCCGAATCACTGCTTTCGATCTCTTGGTCGCGATCCGTTTTGATCACGTCTTCGAGTTCTTCGAGCTTGGTCCTGTCCGCCATGTCATGTCCTTTTCTGTTGGAGCTGGTTTGCCCCGTCATGCCCTGGTTTGGGCGTTATCAACTAGCCATCTGAGCCTGAGGAGGCATCCCTTGTTGGGGAGGCATTCCCTGTGGTCCAGGCGGCATTCCACCTTGCTGCTGACCGCCACCCATCATGCGACCGATGTCGCCTTGAGTGGCCTCGTCGAAGCCCTGGAGTTGCTCCTGCTGGCTTCCCTGTTTCTCAAGCGTCTGACGAAGCCAGACGATCGATTCGCTCGGCAGTCGAATGCGCCGGCTCTTGGAGGGGTCTTTAGGGTCGCCTTCGTAAAGCTCGACCGTCGCGAGGAATCCACCGGAGGGAATGAAGCCGGCCTGTGCAGCCTGAGCATCCTTCATCTCCTGCGCCATCAATTGCTCATGCTGCTGGAGCTTCATCGCCCAGTTCTGTTTCGCCTGTGGCTGAAGAAGATCGTAGTCCTTCTTCTTCTGCCGGCTGCGTATCTTGGCGATGATGTACTTGTGGTTTTCACCAGCCTGAGCCGGTACCTGCTTCCCGCGGTCGAGCGCGAGCTGGTCATTGACCCAGTTGTCGAAGTCCGCCGTGAGATCGTCAAACGCGATCTCTTTATCCATCCATGGACTCGCACGCATGACTTGGCCGAGGACCGATGGGTCGAGCTTCTGGCCAACGAATTGAAGCATGTGGTTAAAGCTGAGCTGCTTGCCCATCTTCGTTTCGAGATCTTCGCTCTGCGCTTCGACCGTGATCTGGTAGCCGAGATCTTGGGAGGCGCGGAACTCTTCGATGTTGAGGTACTCGTTCTTTCCGACAACCTGGACAAGCATCTCGTCGTGGTAGTAGGCCTTCGCGAACTTCAGAGCCAGCTTGCAAATGGCTACGAGGAATTCCTCGAACTTCTCGATGTAGATCATGAACGGCTTTTTCTGCTTCGCCGTCTTGTAGAGGATCGCGTAGGGATCGACCTGGCCGTCGTTACTCTTCGCGCTGTCCTCTTCAATCATCGAGATCTGATACATCTCGGAGATCTGGCCGGCCATGTAGCCGACGTATTGCTCACCGGTGCGGCCGGGGAAGATCTTGGGATCCGAGCCCGTGACGTTGATGGCCTTGACGCCGTGCGCCGCGCCGCCGGGCGTCATGGTCGCACCGTTGCTCAGCATGACCTTGTCATCGCCCAGGGTGATCTGGTGCTCGGCGATCTTGGAGGCCGCGCGGTTGATCTCAGCCTGAAAGGGACGAAGCTGCTTGATAAGCGAGAAGCTCCGTGCGCTGGTCGTCGCTTCGTCAAAGCCAGCGTAGACGATCGGGAAAAGACCAAGCGGAAGCTCGCCTTCTTCCAAGACCATGCCCTTGACGCCGATCTCGTACCAGCCGTTAGGACATTCGATACACGGCCGCGTGTACTTCTCCAGAATGAGACAGAGGCCCTCGCTATCGCGATAGGCCCCGCTCGTGCTCTCAAAGATCTTGTAGGTCTCTTCTGAGCTTTCGCAAATCGCGTTCAGCTTCTGCGGTTGGTCGGCGTAGTACTTCTTCAGCCCGCTGACCGCGACCATCTTCCGGTAGATGCACCAGCGGACTTCGTCCCAACTGCGCGCATCCGGATCGGTAATCAGGTTGAAGCCCATGATGCGCTCGAAGACCAAGTCTCCGGTCATCACGGGCTGCTCGTCTAAAACATGCTCACCAGTCTCAGGATGGAGGTGAGGAGTTCCATCCTCGTTGTAGAGCGGATCGTAGCCAAGGAAGTGGCCCATCTTCGGATCGAAGAAAACCTTGCCGATACACTCGCCGATATCAACAAAGTCCTGACACCAGACGCGCGTCTTGGCTTTGAGCGTATGGCGCTCCACCATGTCCCGCCAGACGCTGTGATGCATCTCCGCGACTTTGACATCCGACAGCTCCGCTTCGTTCTTCGGTCCCACGCCGACGCCGGGGGCGTAGGACAGAATATTATTGCGGTAGGTCTTCGTGATCTTCTGGATGTGGTTCTTGGTAAGCCGGATCTTCTGGGTCTTGGTGATCGTCTCGATCTCACGCAGCCGCTGCGCAAACTTCGTCGAACGGTTGGCGTAGTGGTTGCCATTCACCAGGAGGATGTTGCTGCGCTGCTCGGCGAAGAGCGCCTGGTGATGCGTCTCGGCCTGCTGATAGCTGGTCCACAGATCCGACGAGGTGTCCTGGCCCGTACGCTTCTCCGCCGTCGCATGCGCTGATGGATACATCGATCACTCCCCGCTTTGAAGACCCGTTTGTTCCATCTCGTCCAGACGAGCTTCATAGGCGACAGGATCGGTGATCATCAGATTCGACATCTCATACGACTGCGCCTCCAGCCTTTCCTCGACATCCGCGTTCTCACTGGCAGCGTGTAGATCGGCGAGGCGCTTACGAGCCGCGTCGAGATCCTGAGCTGTCGGAGTGGCCGTCTGGTTTGTCGGTCGCGCCGGTTGGGATGCGGTGTCTAGATTGTCGTCAAGTCTTTTCTCAAAGATAAGGGACAAACCCGCGTAGCTCAAAGAGGAAACACCTGCCCCGCGGCAGGCCCTAATGATTTCGCGGACTTGATCTGGAGAGAGCGTAGGACCCCCGTAGAATGCCGGCTTGCCGACTTCACTTACCAAAGACTCTGCCTTGGCACGTTCGCCCGCGCGCCGCAGCGCACTACTCGAAACTGCCTTCGTCTTCAAACGAGCCATCGAATTCCCCCATGTCGTTCTGGTTTCCGTAATCAAAGACCTCGTTGGCTAGGTCGATCTCTGCCTCAAGCAGATCCACCCCCTGACGCTTACGCTTCATGCGCTCCCACGCGACTTCGCGCTCGGTGGTGCCCACGGGCTTCTCCCGGTCGCCGGCCTTCTTGACCGCGTTTAGGAGGTTCCAGGGCACCTTCGTGCAGGCGAAGCGGATCGCGTCGATGAAGTCGTCCCGAGCGCTCTGCTTGGGCGTCGATTTCTTCAGACTCTCAAATTCGATGACCGCCTTCCCCAGCTCGTCCTCCTCGCCGTAGATCTTGAGGACCCCAAGCTTGAAAAGCGTGTTGAGGAGCGTCGTCCCTGTGTCCTGTCCTTTCTCGGCCTTCTGGAAGGGGATCCCGCGGCTGACAGCGATCTGGTAGAAGTCGCGGCTCTGGTGATCGTAGAACTCGCCGACGGGCCGCATCTTGCCCTTGAGCTCAACGTACTTGTCCAGGATGTCGCCGGCCGTGGTCTCGATCCCGTCGCCGCGCCAGCCCTTGAAGATCCGACCCTCGGTAAAGTCCGGCTTCACGCCGAGGAAGGCGATCGCGCCAGGGTGACCATTCTGGCCGCCCGAGCCAATGTCCACGCCGGAGAAGATGATCCAGCTCTTCGGCAAGGGGTGTGCCTCAACGACGTTCACCTTGCGCACGAAGCTCGGATACTTCCGATCCTCGTCGATGACGAAGCGGCCCCAAACGCGCCGCTGGACCTCGGACTCCGTCGAGCAGCTATCAACGACTTCCTGGATCGCCTGGTCGGTCCACATGCTCGGCGTACCGTCCATGTAGAACTTGCAATCGTAGAGGCTCACAGTCTGCTTAAAGGCCTTCGTGAACTTCTCGTGCTTCGTACCGCGTTCTTCCATGGTCAAGCGCCACAGCTCCTGCCCAAGCGTCGCGGTGAAGACCATGTGCCAGTATCCGCGTACTGAAGCCGCACTAATTCGCGCGTTCAATTCCGAGTACAAATGAACCGGCAGTTCCTCGTCGCAGAAAAGGGCGAACACCGACGCAGTCTGCAAATTGTCCACTTCCATGGAATAGGAACGGAAGTAGACGCTGATCCCAGAATTGAACTTCAGCCGATGGACTTTCTTGTTCTTGTACTCGATCTGCCACCCGTAAGTCGGATCGTCCTTGAGCGCTTCCTTCGGCAGAAACTCTTTGACCCACTTCTCCTCGAATTCCGCGGTCGCGACATCCAAGGAGGGATAGAGGTACCAAAACTGCGTTGGCGTCCGACTCCATAGTTCCTTCCACAGGCTCTTCTCCGTTGCCCAGTGAATGCACTTACGGATCTGCGTCGAGGACTTCGAAGCCTGGTTTGCTGCAACCAAGAAGTTGTAGCGGTTACGCGACTGGAAATAATCCCAGGCCCACTGGTACCAGGGCCAGCCGTAAAGATGCGGCAGATTCTCTTCAAGGAATTGGCGGCGCTCTAAGGCACGGATCTTCTCTTCGAGAGCTTCCCGCTCCTGAAGCTGCGTCCACGCCACTGAAGGTACCTGTGCCAAAACGCATCCCCTTGAAGATCGATTCGATGCGCTCCAGAAGCTCCGACTTCGATCGGAAAAGCTCGAAGACCGCCGGAGCGTTAGGAACCCGGATCCGAAGACCGAGCCACGCCAATGGTGACGGTTTGCCGTTCGACTTCTCCACCTGGCACCTCGACAGCTCCAGGACTAGCAACGTCGAGCGTGAGATGACCGTGTGGTCCTTCAAGTGCCTTGGCATTCCGATTCTCCAAGCTGTCGAGCTTACGACGCAGCTCGTCCATGCTCTGCGTCGGAACCGTCGTGGGGTTGGGGGAAACCCTGACGTGGGCATGCACGGAGCGCCGATCTTCCTTGATCCTCTGAACCGCCATGCCGAGGCTACGGTTGCCGATCTCCTGGATCACCTTGAGAAGCAGCTCAGCGCGTTTGACGTCGATCTTGTCGTCCGCGCCTTTGATGTCCATGTCGACCATCTCCCAAAGCCGCTGCGTACCACGGCTGAGGAGCGCCTCCATTTCTTTCTTGTAGGCCTGGATCGGCTTGAGCATCCAAGCGATGCGATTTTCATCAGCGATGAACTTCTTGTAGAAGTAGCCTTCGCTACAGATGCCCCGGTAGATCTGCGGGCAGGTGATGCGCGCCTTGCCGCGAGCGCAGGTCTGCTCGAACTCCCGCCAGAAGCTAGCCCTAAGGGAGAAGTCGATCGTGGTCGCGTTGAAGCGCGAGCGCAGCTCGGCCTCGGCCAGCTCGTGCAACTCGGCCGGGACCGAGCGCATGGCCTCGCGCAGCCGCTCACTTACCATATTGATGACGGAGCGGTCTGTGGTCTCGGCCCAGATATCAGCCGGCGGCTCCTCGACGGAGCCGTGCTCATTCTGGTCCTGCGACGGATCGATGAAGGAGGTCGGCTTCAAGGGTGCTCCCTCAAGCCGCGCGGCAATAAGCCGACAAGGCTTCCGCGTGAACGAAGACCTTGCGATTGTCCCCCTAGTGCCGCAAGGCCTCGGGGGCTTTTCCGTTTGATAGTGGCTTGTAGCCCTTGATGCTAAGGGGCTTGGCGTTCCGCGTCAACGGGCTTAGATGAGATTCCCGGCAACGCCTTGGGGGGCGCGGCCGGGACCATGATGACGTAGCGCTCGCGGAAGATGACGTGGAGGAGGGGCAGGCGCAGGCGGCGGAGGAAGATCGTACGCTTCTCGCAGGTCACGGCCTAGAAGCTCTCGGCAGCGAGCCGGGCAGCCGTCGTGCTCTCGACGACCGAGCGCTGAACCGCGGGCGATGCCGCGACCTGCGCCGGCGAAGGGACCGAGTACTCCCGTGGCACGCGCTGGCTCAGGTAGCTCAGGACGCGGCCCTGCTGCGTGGACGAGAGATCCTCCAGTGCAGCCTGGATCTTGATCATCGCCTTGAACTCGGGATCCACCGTGCTGGCGCGCGTGACGCGCTCGGTCACGACCTCGGTAGCTTCGGGCGGAAGAGGCGCAGAAACGGGCGTAGGCTCGGCCATGGCGGTATCCTCAAGAGTGGTGCAAGGGTGTGTCGTGTTCTTTTGACTCTTATCTCTTAGAGCCGTATGTCTTACAAGACACTTTTAACTTTATGGAGATCAGCCCATGGCCTTAGACCCGACGCGCGAGCAGCTTAAGGGAATCCGCGAAACCCTTGTGAGCGTGTGGCTACAGCACCGCGGCACCGACGACTTCAACTTCCGCCAGGTCGCCGGCAACCTCGTCGAAGAGGCCTTCAATCTGGGCAAGGGCGTCGTGAAGAAAGAGATCCCCGATGTGACTACAGATGAGGCAGACGTCGAGCTGACCCCCGAGGCCGAGTAAGCTGGAGAGCGACACCCTCATCAAAGGAGCGACCCTATGCAAGAGCCCCTGATCCAGCTCGCCGAAGGCTGCCTCGAGATCCACCAGACCGCGGCCGACCGCCGGGACGCCCTGGTCGGCTTCCGCCGCAACATCCAAGAGGCCTACCGGCTCGGCTTCGTGGACGCCGAGAAGAAATACGTCACCGAGAAGCTCGCGCGGGAAGGCGCGGTCGCGGTGCCTGGCGCCGATGCCGTCAAGCCGATCCCCGAGGGCGCTGTCGTCCGCCCGGCGGAGCCCGCCGCGGTGACCCCGCCGGTTACGAAAGCGGAACCGGCCAAGAAGCCGGACCCGGCCGCGGCCAAAAAGGCGATCGCCAGCTTCTAAAGAAAGAAGCGTCGACCCCTCCGCCTGCCAGATGGAGTGATCGACGCCCGCGCTCTCAAATCCCTACGCAGGGCCTACCCTACCGGAGTCGTTGTGCAGCAGCTACCGACGAATTACCTCGGCGTAACGTCCGCTCGTTCATGGTCCGGCGACAAGCGCCACCGCAGGCAGCTCAGAAGGAGGCAGATGGCCATCGCCAGCAAGATCTTGGTCGGCATCTTCGTGGCCTTCTTCTTCGGTTACGGCCTGTTGGCCTTTCTTTCAAGGTAAATGAGAAATGGACGACCGCAAAGACCCAGGCGACATCACGCGCGGCCAGCCCAACCTCAGGAACGACGAAGGTGGCTGGTCGGAGCTTCACACGAACTTCACCAAGCTCGCCGGAGACGCCGTCGCGCGCTCGGCCAAGCTCACCATGCAGATGCGCGAATGCCTGGCCTATGCCTTCATTGCCGAGTGCGACATCTCGGCGAAGGACGCCGTGCTGGTCCACAACGTCAACAGCCTCACCGGCTGCCATACCTTCCACTTCGAGAAGCGCGTCCCCAGTTCCCCGATCTGGCGCCAGCGCCTCGACGAGTCCGACCAGCACATCGCCATGCTGACCCAAGACCGGGACCTGGCGCGCGAGCGCTTGAAGGTCGCCGAAGAGGAGCTGGCCCGATGGCGCCACGGCGTGCTGCGGTTCAAGCCCTAAAAGCAAGAGCCCCATCCGAAGAAGGGGCTCCCTGTACCAACTCGCGTAGAAGCTCTTAGTATTCCATGGCCTTCTTCTTCGGGGAAGCCTTGGCCTTGCCTTTGGCCTTCGCCGGCGCAGGCGCCTTCGGAGCCGGCTTGGGAGCCGGCTTCTTTGGCGCGGGAGCGCCCTTCTTCTCGGCGGCTGCTTTGACGGCTTTCATCTTACGCTTGGGCGCAGCCTTCTTGGCCTTAATGGCCTTGGCTTTGGGCTTGGCCTTCGGCGCCGTCTTGGTCTTGGTGGCTGCCGCCTTCTTACGATCGTAGATTCCTCTGGGCATATTCATTCTCCGCAAAGAGTGTTGTGTCTTAAGACCCTATCTCAGGATGACGAGGATCGTCCAGGATCGCGTGCAAGAAGCGGAGGAGGGAAACCCCCGAGGCGCACCCTACCGCTCTTCCCAGACCAAGAACTCCTTGTCGAAGAGGACGAACCTCTTCCGGGTGAAGTACCGTCGGCGATACTGGAAAGACTGGTTGGGCGGCTCAGCCGAAAGGTAAGACGGCATATGGTCCGGTACCTCGGGCACAACGTAGTCGCGAAGCTCAGGCGGCACATTACGAAAGCTGTCGTCCGGTTTGATCTGCCGCGCCAGGTGCGCCACCATCGCGCCGAACTCCACCGCCGAGCAGAAGCACTCACCTGCGCTCATGGGCCGATCCTCCTCAGGACTTCCGACATCTGATCCTCCAGCCGCGCGACCCGCCGCTCGATCTTCACCGAGTAGTGCTCGGCCGCTGGCGCGACCTCAGCCCTCGGAGCCGGCTTGGTCCCATCGTCCAGCCAGGCGGCAAGACAGCGCCGGGTATGATCGTCCGGCGAGCCCTCACCGCGCTCCAGCCGCGCAAGCGTCGAGTAGCTGACCCCTGTCAGGGTCGCCACCCGCCGAACGCTCAGCCCCGCGGCATGCCGCTTCCTAAGCGCGCTCTCGACGAGCGGATGGATGGGCTTGGGCAACATGCTACCCCTCGACGATGGTGGACGGCGCGGGGGCTGGCCGAACGACAGGCGGCCATGTCCAACGCATGTTCTGGTAGACGCCGACCTGATCGCTGGAGGGACACCCCTGAACGAAGCCGGTGGTATTCGGCATGAAGACCGTGAGGTCAACGCCCTGGTCGCCATGCACCGCGGTGATGATCGCCGCGTAGACGTTGATCGTGGTTTGCCCCTTCCCCAGGGCGACCTCTTCCGCGTAATGCACGATGCGCCCGATGCTCGGCTCTTGCTTAACCATTCGCTTCTCCATCCGCCTTAGGTTTCGACTCATGCCTCTTATTCCATATCCGCACAGCGATCGCAGCATGCCGCTGGCTGTTGGTCCCCGGCTGTACCTTGCAACGCTTGTAGACGCAGCGTAGACCCCATGAGGGAAACCCCCCGAAGAGGCGCGGCAGCTCGCCGCAGAATGGGCATGGCTTCACCGGCGGGATGATCGCCATCTTCCTCACGGGATCTCCTTCTTGAAGTACTGCCGATGCGAATCAATCGCGTCCTGCATGATCTGCAAAACGACATAGTGGCTGAGCAGGTCCTTCGTGCCGTCCTCCGAGAGGAGCGACTCCGCCGCCTGAATGACCTTCTCCGCGCTGCGCACCGCCTGGTCGGCCCGGATGTAGGCCTGCTGGAAGCGCTGCATGTCCGCCGCAGTCAGCCGCATCCAGGCCCGCACCGCATTCCACGAGCCGCGCCCGATCAACCATGCGCCGCCGCCGCGCTCAAGCGACCGCTGATTCATCAGGTCGAGCCGCGCCAAATGGGCGTCGTCGATCGGCGCCTGGCTCATGGCATCTCCTCGCGCTCTTTCGCCCGCTCATGCGTCCACATGCACCGAGTGATGTCGAAGGTCGGATCAACGCGCAGGATCGCCGCGATGAGCTGCTTCTGCTTCCAACCACAGCCCTGAATGTCCTCGGTGAGCTGCTTGATCTTGGCGTCCTGCTCAGCGATGTGATCTTCCAAAGCGCTCAATTCGCCCCCTCCTGGCCGGCGGCTTCGCGCAGCTCTTCGAGCGCCAGCGAATGCTCGCAGTCCAGCTCCATCCAACGCCGGTAAGAATCCGTGTGCCGCTTGCCGGTATCGTCCTCGCCACGGTCGTTGCTATCCATCAGCGCGTCGAGCGCCGCAAGGTACCGCTGTGCCGCCTGGCGCACACGCGTCATGACCTACCCTCCTCAAAGAAAGGATCATCGGGAAAGTCGCCGACGTGGGGTGGCTCCTCCACCGCAACGACGCGCACCTTCGTTCCTTCTGGCATCAGAACGTAGGTCTCAGCGATCTCGCGCAGCAGCCCGATGATCTCTTTCAAGACCTCGCCATTGGGCCGGTCGATCACCGGCCGCTCACCGAGGTAGCTCACAACCTTCATGGCTTCTCCTGCATCGCAGCCTGGCACTTGAGACCGATGCTCTTAAAGTAGCCGCGCACATGCGGCGGGGTCCGCGATGGATCGGCATCAAAGGCCGCTTGAGACGCCTCGCGGATCGACAGCAGCGCGCAGAAGCACCGGTCATACTTGGCCTTCATCTCGTCCAGCTCGACGAGGATCGCCGGCTTATGCCCGGCCGCCTGCTCGACATAGTCCTCAGGCGTCACCATCGCCGTGCCGCGGGGGATGTCGATCGGCATTCCATGCTGGCCGATCACCTGCGGCCAGAGCAGCGCGCTCATGCGCCCGACGACCTGCCCCCAGTACTTGAAGCCGCCGTCGATCGCGATGGGCTGACGATTCGTCTCCTCACAATCCTTCAGCGCCTGCCGGTACGCGTCCCAGAACTCGGTCTTCGTGGCGGGCGGATGTGTCTCATTCGAGGCGGGATCAACGGGAACGTCGGGACCATCGGGATCATCCTGGTCAAAGGCCAGGCCCCCCGCCGCGATACTCGTCGGCTCGTGCCAGGCATCCCGCTGCGGATCCCGGTGTTCCTCATTCCTCCCCATAGGCTTCCAGTTCAGCAAAGCCTCAGCAGCCGTGACAGCAGCCTCAGCATCCTGCTGGTAAGAGTCAGCGCTTCCGCCGCTCAAGACCGCGTGCATCATCACGAGCCTGTAGAGCTCGGCCTTGCTCAAGATCATTCTCATCTCCCCACTCTGTGTCAGTCCCTGTGTCGTGCCATTAGCTCGAGCTCTCGTCAAGCCCGAGTAGACCTCAAAGCTGTAGGCGATACAGGACAGGCCAGGCTTCGATCCTGCTCGCGCTGAGGACCGCGACCCATGCGGGAGTAGGGCTACGAGGGGAGAAGCGACCCTGGGGGCAGAGAGGAGGTCCTGGGGGGAAATTGGAGGGTGAGGGATTTTTGAGGACACCGAACTTATATTGGTTGAGCAGCTCTCCGACCCCCATACCCCCCGCTTAGGGGTGAGACACAGAGATTCATGAGGGTAGGGGAAAGGCTGGGACGTGGAGCTGCCCAGCCAATGGATGCTAGGAAGTTGAGCAGTTGTAACCAGGGTCATCCTAATGCTCCTCCTAATGCTCTGTGATAACGGATACCTAAGTACGAACTTAGCCATTCCTCCCTGTTCCTGACCCACTACAGGGATGGCTGCGTCTCTACCTCATGCTCCAGGCCTAGGACTGGGCTGGCACAACGCCACGCTGCTTCACTTCTCTTGCCATGCCTATGGCTTCCCCTTCTTTGCTGCTTCCTCGCAGCAGAAGGGCTATTACGCCATCGTATGACGATATGCCCATTCTCTGAGCATCTCTGCCATTCTCAGACACGCTTTAACGGGACTGCTGAACGGATCAGTTACTGATCAATGAGAATGGGGATGCTTATGAGGAACACCGTTCCGAGCCCGGACTTGGGGTCACCAAGCGACCCGGTTCGGCAATGGTCCGAGCCTCCTCGCCCTGGCTCGCGGCGAGCGGTCGCATACCCGTGACCGCCTCGGAGCCTGCGCTTCCCCGTCGCTGCGCGACCGCTTGTCTGGTCACGGGATAGGCACCTAGTGCCTCGATGCACGTGTCCTCCCTGGGCCGGACTGGCCCCTTCTGTGATCTCTTGTTTCGCCCTTGCCGCTCTTCGCCGTGACGCACCCCGCGAGCGCCTTTGACTGCGTCAACTTTCCCAGCGCAGCGCCTCGTACCTCGTCCCATCTGGGCTCGGGAAAGCGCGCCGCTAGCGGGGACGGCTCCGCTTTGGCTGTCGGGACGAAACCCTTCGATCCCAAGACCGCAACAAAGAAACGGAGACCAACATGAACACGACCCAAGCCGCCCGCCGCTTCGACACCTGCAAAGGCTGCAACTCGGCCGTCCTCGTTCGCTTCCTAAACCCCGTCCGCGGCCTCTGCAAGGTCTGCGAAGCCCGCGAGCTCGCCAACGAGATCGTCGAACAGGACGATCACGGCGACGCGCGCTCGGTCCTCGCGATGGACGCGTCGGACAACGACGGCCTCGACAGCCTCGGCCTCGGCGAAGAGCATGACGACCTGCCAGCCGAGCAGCGCATCGAGTCGATCGATCCTGACGTCACCCGTCAGATCTCGTTCGACCGTCTCCGCGCTAGCCACGGCCTGACGAGCCGCCACTTCCGCTCGACCTACAAGCCGGCAAGCGTCGGCCAGTTCGGCGCTCTGAAGAAGCTCGGCTGGGACGCCACGCTGATCCGCGAGCTGAAGCTCTCGATCGCGGACGCCAGCCGTCTCATGCAACGCGGCAGCGTCTGGAGCCGCAAAGCCTAAGCCGCTCCTTCTTGCGCAAGCGCAGGGCACAAGTTGTCTTGCGCTTTCTTTTTGATCCCTCTAAACGCTCTAGCCCAAGGAGGCCACGATGCTCCGCGACTTCTTGATTCAGACGCCGCGCTGGCTGACACTGGTGCCGGTGATGACAACGGGCCATCCGAAGATCGACGTGATCATCGTCTGCCTGATCTGGTACGTCACCTGGCTCGCCCTGAAACGGCAGGTGCGCCATGACACATGAACAGGCCATCATGCTCGGCGCTCTCGACTGGGCACGCATCATCATCGGCATCTCGATTACGATCGCCATGATGCGCTACCACCGCTCCTGACAGCTTGCGTTTTCGTAACAAGTTACCTTGCGTTGTTTCTATGTAAGCTCTCTTAGCTGCGAGTAACAAATCTTGAAAGGCGCAACACATGATCACCTCAATCTTCCTGATCTCGATCGCCGGCATCCAACTTGCTAGCTTCATCATCGTCACCATGAAGTGAGAATGACCATGAACACCTTTCACGCAGAGCCGATGCTCGGCACGACGCGCTGTGAGCACTGCTGGGATGATGGCCACATCACGAGCGATGCCACATGGACGATCACAATCTTCAACGGCCGTAAATTCGACGTCTGCGACGATTGCAGAGATAAGTCCGAAGCAGGTCACGACCTGAGCTTGCGTCCCTAACAAGTTTCCTTGCGTGTGTTTCCTGAGCTGATTGCTCTGATCAATAACAAACTCGATCACGGAGATTCCCATGACCAGCCGTAAACTCTCGAAGACCCAGGCCGCCAAGCTCGATCGCATGAAGAACGAACTTCTGCCCATCGAGAAGCGCATCGCCGCCGCAGAAGCCTCCAACGTCGTCCAACTGCCACCCACGCAGCCGCAGATCGACTTCCTGGTGAAGGCCGGAAAGCCGCTCGAACTCGTCATGACGAAGACGCGCATGGAGTGCATCGCCAAGATCGCTGAGATCATCAAAGACCGCAACGCTCAGAGCGTGCTGGCCGGAACGGAAGAACAATTCCGCTACCTCGAATCCCAGGGCTACCTGCGCGCTCCGCTGACCCAGCGCACCCGCGGCTTCCTCTCAAAGCTCATCTTCGAGCTGAAGCGCTCGGAAGCCGTCAGAGGCAAGAAGAAGGCCTAGTCCCATCCACTCATTCTTCCCCCGCTAGGCGGCTCCGCCGCGGGCTAAGAAGGGGGAGCTGCACTCAGCCAGCTCCGGCAGGCGTCCGCGAGCAAGCTCGCTACCGCAGCTCGGAGCAGGCCTCCTGCGCCCTGGCGCTTCGCTCGCTCGGGGGGAGGCCCCCCTCGCTCACTGGGATGCCAGGGGCATCATGCGCAAGTAACAAGTCTTCCATGCGGGATAAGCGCAACGGCGCCTCCGGCGCCTGGAATAACAAGTAGCCGCACTTCTCATTTCGAGTCGTGCTCAAACCGTCATAGGAGTTTCCCATGGCAACCGCCCGTAAGTCCGTCACCGCCGCGTCGAAGTCCGAAGCTCGTTCGATCGAATCGAATCCGCTCTTCCGCCTCTCGCAAGGCATGCAGGCTCAAGCCGCTGAAACGCATCGCAAGACGGCTCGTGTCGGCAATCTCTTCTTTGAATATGTCCAGAACGTCCAGAACTTGCGCGGCGTCGTCACAGCCGGCGAACAAGTCGCTGAGTTCTTGGAAAGCCTCGATCTGATCGTCTGGGACCGTGACGGCGGCACTTACATGTGGAAGAGCGAGCCACTGATGAAAGCGGAGTTCTTGCGCTTGATCCGCCCGCTCACCGCTGCTAAGTAAGCCTTTCGTTTCCTATCTGTGTTGCGCGGGGAGAGCTTCGGCTCTCCTCATTTCTATCCCTTACCTCTGGAGTCCTGCCAATGACTTACAAGATCACGAACAACGGTAGAGAGCTTGCTTTGACGCTTGCACCGGCCATCGGTGTCAGCGGCCAGGTCGTCGCAGTCGCGTCGGGTATCTGCCGTAACGCCAAAGTGCTCGAGACGATCAACGAGCGCCAATGCTCGGAGGAGATGGCCGAGACGACTCGCATCGCACTCGAAGCCAAAGAGGCTCGCGCCGAGCAGCGCATCAAAGACCTCGTCGCGAGTTTGCCCCAACCCGTCGGCGGCGAGATGGACGTAAGCTTCCAAGGCGATCCCCGTGGCCATGCCGTCCATATCAAGATGCCGCCAACGTGGCAGCGCCTGCACAACCATCCCAACGGGATCTACGTGCCGACGGAGCGCTCATGAGCTTCGACCTATCAGATCGACAGCCATACAAGATCACGCCAGCGCTCTACGACATGCTGAACGAGGAGTACGCCGGCTTCTGCCGGCATTGCCGAATCGTCACCATGGACTGCGGCGTCGAGCCGGACGCACGCCGGATCAAATGTCCCGAATGTGGGAAACCCGCCGTGTACGGAATCGAAGAAGCTCACCTCATGGCGTGGATCCAAGTCGATCCTTACGGCGCCGACGTATGACACAGGAGCAGTATCTTGAGTTCAACGCCCTCGTGGCTAGAAGCCTTCGCCTCTCTCGCAGCCGGGCAGTGCTTAACCGCGCCGAGTACGAACGAGCCCGTGAGCTTCACGACATGCTCATGCACCACGTCCGCGCCATCCATCCCTCAATCTTCAAACGGGGAGAACCGCCCGATGTCATCGAGCCCAGTTTCGTTCCAAGATGCGCTGACTGAATCCGTCAAGTTCGGACGTGGGCTGCGCCTACGCGGCTGGCAGGGCTACTACGTCGCCAAGTTCCAAGGCGACGACCTCGTGCTACTCGACAGCGAGAACCGCAAAGGAATACCGAATATCACCGAGGTGAGTCTCGCCCTGATCTACCAGGGCGAATGGTACCTGGAGAGCCCAGAACTGCACGACGCGCGCGTCCAAGCGATGGGAGCCATCCGGCGCCTACGGGAGATCCAACGCGCCTGCGAGCTTCAGATGGCCGACACGGAGGTCGCCCATTGAAGCCCGTCAAGCTCACGAGCGAAGAAGCGCAGCGCATCGTAGATCTCATCCACGACGCCCTGCTCAACCTGCGAACACGCGTCCTAGCCGGTGAACCTCCGGCTCCACTTCTTCGCGAAGTTGATCGCTACACGATCATCGTCGACAAAATCATGCTCGCATCTAAAGGCTAACAAATGACCTTCGAAGAAAAGATCATCGCCATCGGATGCTGCTCGATCATTCTATCCATCGCCATCATCTTCGCGCTGTTCTACGCGCGCATAGGAATGCTCTGATGTTTCAAGTCATGCTCTACCCACACCGTCGCGATTCCGATAACCAAGACGACCACTATCAGGACATCAAAGATTATCTCGCAAGCGTCATCGAAGCGATCGACGAGCTTTTAGAAAACAAGTGCGCCGACACGATGCACGAGAAGCCCATCCTCGATGTCAATGGACTCAGCGTCGGCATCACGCTCGACATCTAGGAAGGAACTTCATGACGCTCACAGATACCCAGATCATCGAGATCATCCTGGAAGAATTCGCCTTCGACAGCGACGCGCCAATCAACGGCGCCGACCTCATCGAACGGATGACCTAGCTGCTCTACTGCCGATCGAAGAATCAAAAACCGCGCTGAGTATCACAGATCGTTCCGATTCGTAAAGGACACCCGAGCCAAGAAGCCTTGGCCCGCGTGTCCTTTTTTTATTCCGCAATCTATGCTATTGGGCGCCGCGACCAACAGGAGACAGCCATGACGAAGACACTACAACCGCAGCTTTCGCCGAAGCAGTACTACAAGCGTATCAAGAACTACAAAGGCCCTAGAACTCCTGAAAGAGAGGCGGAATTCCTAAAGCTCCGCATGCAATTCGCTCAGCCTAAAAAGGAACATCGACGTATTGCTCTTTTGGCACTGCTATTCCAGCAGTCCGATCTTGTAGACCGCGGGCTCTTCTTCGAAGCTGGCGAACTCGACGAGACAATCGGGTTCCTTACCTGGGAGATCGAGCGTCTCAGCAGCCACCACTGACCAAAAGCAAAACCCCAGAGGGAGCTGACTCCTCTGGGGTCTCGACTTAAAAACCTAAATGCACGAAGCGACCGCGAACAGCCTGACCGGCAAGGTCTCGGAGCGTTGTGCTGCCTCCTATTATCCAGCCACTACCCCACCTGTCAAATCAAACTTGTTGCAAGACCCCAAGATCGAGACTTAAGATCGCGTCACTTAATCCTAGGTGCCCGAATCTGACATCGCTGCAACGCCCGAACCCGCAAGGGGGAACACCGCCCGGACTCCAAATCTTCCGATCAGGCTGCTAACGCCACTTGCCATCGCGTCACGACGCGTAAAAAGCCGGGTCGAACCTCCCATACCTGGGGAGGCGTATTTCCTCGCCGATCACGAGGACAGTGCGAGGACCACCGTTGAGAGAGAGAACCGCTTTGAATGTTTGCCCTGCCATCATCAGGCACCGCAGGTCCGGAAACGGACTGGCCCCCCCCGAAGCACACTCGCTCCCAGTGCTGGTCCCCGCGTGCGACATTTAGCTCAAAGCTTTCAGACGAAGGGTCGCAGGATGAAGCTGGGATGAGCCCCGGTGTAGTCCGACCAGTGGTTCAACATTCCTCCTGGAGAAGTGGTGCCGAGAGGCAAAAGCGCGATGACAAGCGTAGCGACCCGATGTCTGGTGGCGAGAGTGTCTGCCCTGAGAACCGGACTCTGTGCCAGTTAGCGGCACCGTCCCTGTGCTGTGAGATCCCGTCGAACTTGCCCCGCTGGGGCTAACGCTCGGCTCGCTCTCCTGCTCGGTTCTCTCCCCCGATATCTGTGCCTACCCCGCAGGGAGTAGACCACGAGAAGGGGGGGCAGAATATTGTCCAAAATCCCCCAAGCGCTTCCCACTCGATCAGCCCCCGCATTTTCCCTAACACCTTGTCTACAGCTTATCCATAACCGCCATGGCGGTTGAATCCCTTACGGCAGTAGGGTTTACAGACTTTCTTACCGTGCAGCTATTTACAGACAGTCTGTAATCGTCTTACTGTCGTCCTCCAGAACTTCCCCCACTATCGAGGACAAGCCATGCCGCAGACCCGTGTCTGCCGTCAGTGCGGGCGCCGCCGTCCCATCGACAGCTTCTACTCCAACCGGCAGGCCAAAGCCCCCGGCGCAGATCCGCTGCGCCCTGAGTGCAAAGCCTGCACGCTGGCGCGTCGTCTCTACTCACCAAAAGCCGCAGTCAGAAAGGCGCGTGGATGACGCAGGACCTCAAAGACTTCAACTTCGTCGTCTACGACATTGAAACGGTCGCCAACTCTAAGGCCAAGGAATACTTCGCCAAAAAGAAGTTCGAGGCTCCCAAGAATTATAAAGACGAGCTTAAAATCGCCGAGTACGTCCAGGCCGCCCGTCACGAGGAAACCCAGAAGGCCGCGCTGCGCTGGTGGACTGGCCAGGTCGTCTGCATCTCAGCGCGCCCGCTGGGAGCAGCACAATGGGCTCCCAAGGACTTCGTCGGCCCAGATGAGGCCGGAGTGCTGCGCGCCTTCTTCGCGATGCTGGAGGCCCTGCCGCGCCGTCCGACGCTGATCGGGAAGCAGTCGTCCACATTCGACCTGCCTTTCCTGATCGGCCGGGCCATTGCCCACGATTTAGGCATCCCGAGCTGCATGCGGCCGTACCGGCCGATCGATGACGTGAACCAGATCTTTGGCTACAGCGCCCGCTGCGACCAGATCGGCCGCCTAGAGGACTACGCCTTCGGGATGGGCATCGCCGGGAAGACCGGCCATGGCACCGACGTCCAAAACTGGGTCAACCAGGCCGAGCTTGGCGACGACGGCGGCTGGCAGAAGATCGCCAACTACTGCGCCGACGACAACGCAATCACCTATGAGCTACTGCGGCGCTGGCTCAAACCCTTCCCCGCTTCGGGTCCCCGGCTTGACACCGGCGCTCCCCGCGCCTCGGAGCACCGAGCTTCTGCGCCGCAGTCTAGCTCACCCCCTCAGACCGCCGAGATCCCCTTTGGACCGCCTGAAGCCGTGACGGCAGCCGGCGACCTTCCCCCATACGCCATGGAGTTCTAGATGCTGTTCCCGCAGGCCGAGGCCCACACCGATTTCACCAAAACCCCAAAGCTCGTCTACGGCCTGCCCAAGGTCGGCAAATCTACGCTCGCCAGCCTCATGGTCGACAAGGAAGGCCGCGTCCCGCTCTTCCTGGCCACCGAGGAGGGCCACGGCTCGCTGCTGGTCAGCCGAGCCAAGGTCAATTCCTGGGAGGGCTTCGTCAAGTGCGTCGCCTTCCTCGAAGCCGAGAAGGCCCGCATCCTCGCCGAGCATAGCTGCATCGTTCTCGACGTCGTCAGCGACCTCGATGCCTGGTGTTCCACCTCCGTCGCCGCCAAGAAGAACGTCGAGTACGTCGGCGACATGGATCAGGGCAAAGGCTGGAAGCTTCTAAAGGACGCCTTCCAGCAGGCGATGACGAAACTCATGATGATCGCCCCCGTCTGCTTCATCGCACACAGCCAGGACAAGCGCCTCACCTGGAACGGCGAGCAGATCGTCACCCAGGCGCCGAGCCTTTCCAAGGGCGCGCTCGACTGGGTGAACGGCAAGGTCGAACACATCATGTACATCGCACCGGCTAACTCCAAGAAGGAGTTCCCCGAGATCACGATGCAGGCCTCGTCTTCCCACATCGCCGGCAGCCGCCAGCGCGCCATCTGCAAAGCCTACAAGTACGACCCGGCCAATCCCAAGGCCGCATGGGACGCCATCTGCCACGACTACGCCGTTGCCCAGGCCGCGCTGCCAAAGCCCGTCGTCGCACCCGTAACCGCAGCCGCCACGCCGGCCTAACCGCCGGCTTCACTACGCACAGGAGTTCCCTATGTCCAGCTTCCTAGACTTTACCGAAGAAGATCTAACAGTCGCCGACAAGCTCACGTTCCTCGACAAAGAGATCGTGAAGATGCAATGCATCGACCATCGGGAGAATGCCCAGAACGGCAGCCTCACGCTGAAGTGCAAAGTGCTCAGCGGCCCCCACGAAGGTAAGCAGACGAACATCTACTTAAACAGCAACGACAACGAAGCGTCCAAGAAGGTGAAGGCCCAATTCCTCAAAGCCTTCTGGTCGCTCGAAGATCTCAAAGCGAAGAACATCAAGCTGGCCAAGCTGATCGGCCGCCTCTTCACCGTGAAGAGCCTGGTGAAGGTCAAGGAAGGCACAGGGACCGTCTTCCAGAACTGGGCCGAGTTCACAGACGTCGGAGCGGGCGACGGTACGTCACCTCCTGTTGCCGCGGCAGCAGGTCAGAGCACCGCTGCCGCTTCGCCTCAGCCCACGGTTGTTGGTGGAACACCATCCTTCTAGACGGTCAACCCTCGGGTAGCGGGAAGACGATGGCTGACGAGCCTGTGGCGTCGTAAGTGTCCGGACCAGCCCCGACCAGTCTTGAATGTGCAGGTACCGCAGCTCACGGAGAGCCGGTTTAAAGTGGGGACTCCCCGCCTGCGCTTCTAACCCTGAGAGTCCCGATGTCCGAGGCTTGGAAATACTTCGCCTACAAGGAAGGCAACAACTGGCGGGTCAATGACCTGCTTCAGGTGTCGCAGATCCACGCGATGCTACGCACGCTCGCTTGGCAGCACGAGGTCTTCGCTAGCATCCAGACATACGACGAGAACGGCAACATAGTTGGCGGCCCGCTTTGGTTCGACTTTGACGGCCAGCCGGACGTCGTTCTTTCCCAGACCCGACATTTCGTGGCAGCGTGTGAGTTCGTTGTAAACGTAACTCCACGCATCTACTTTTCCGGTTCTAAAGGCTTCCATCTGATCATCGAGAGATTCCTTAGTCACCCACGCGTACATGAGCTTGTCGCGAACTTCGCGAGCGAAATCGGCGGTGGGCTCACTACTCTTGACCCAAAGGTCTTTCGCACCCGCAGCATGTTTCGCATCCCTGGCAGCAAGGCAAGTAAACCGGGTTATTACAAGATTGAAATAACCCGGAGTGAGCTTTTTGATTTGTCCTACGATGCGATTCGCAACATTGCAGCGAGTCAGCGGTGTATCGAAACGGAGCATGATCCCTCCACTATCGACGAAGACGTCTTGGAGAGCTGGCTCGGCATCGCCAAGCTCTCGCTACCCAAATACGATACCATGGAGAAGGTCGAAGCTCTGGCGCGCAGCGTCGAGCTCGAGGTCACTCCCTGCATCAGCCACATGCTGCGCGGTCCCGTACCTCAGGGCGAGCGCAACATGACGGTCTACACGCTGGCCAAGTTCTTTCGTGGCTGTGAGATCGACGAAGCCACAGTGAGAGACATTCTTCTGGCTCAGCCGCACTACGCGAGTTTTGAAGCTGAAGGCCGCGAGGTGTCCAAAGTCCTGCGTAGCGTCTACCGCTCGCGCCAGCCCCAGCTCATCGGATGCCGCGGTACCAGCGGCTATGCCGAAACCATGCGATCGATGTGCGATCAGCCATGCCCGTTCCGCCCCGACTTCAATCACCGTCCCTACACCGACGCCAAAGGATCTTTCGATGCAGAAGAACCCGCGCCAAGAGTGGAACAACCGGCCGCTGCCCCAGATCATCCGACTCAAACCTACATCTTTGAGTAGCGACCGAATCGCCGTCGATGCGATGACGGCGACCATGAAGCTCGTGAGCAAGTCGTCGGTTGAAGAAATCATCGAAGCGATGAAGCTTCGCTCGGATCTTTCGAACAAGGTCGCGGACATCATCGACGACCTAGGCGTAAAGCTCTTCGTTCACGGCGAGCTATCGCATGGCCAGGAGATGCTCCTGCGTAATACCTATTACCGAACCCTGAGGAACGCCCAGTGAAGCTCTTCGTCCCGCAGCGCGGATCCCTACTCGCGACGTTACCGCTCATCTGCGCGGTACGCCCGCTCGTCAGGGCGCGATCGCGCGGACGCGGCATGGGCGTCTACCAGCCGCTCGTGAACCAGGAGGATCTCTTCCAGGCGATCAGGTTCTTCCAGCCGATGCATATCGACTTCCCATGCTTCGTTGACATCATCGTTAACTGGGCGCCGCCGCAGAAGAGGAAGTCGATCCACTGCACGAGCACGAAGAATGGCGATATCGACAACATTGCCAAAGCGGTGAACGACGCGCTCGTGAAACAGAAGATCCTGACCGACGACATCCATATCGTTGGCCAGGCAATCACCAAGGCCTATGGGGATCACGACCAGTCGAGCGTCGTGATATGGGCCGCTACCGATGTCATCGCGGAGAGTGCATCATGGGAAGCAGTTTCGAGCTTAGACACTACCAGCGCGTTGCTGTCGATGCCGCCCTTTCCGATCTCGCCGCCGGCTGCAAACGGATAGCTGACATCCTACCCACCGGAGCTGGCAAAACTGAGATCATGGCAGCGACTGCCGAGGAGTGGAGCCATCGTAATCGCGGCATGTCGATCCTCGGGGTTTCCCACCTGTCGCTCCTTACGGAGCAGACCTTCGATCGTTTCCGCTCGCGTGCGCCTTCCTTATCCTTAGGGATCATGCAGGGGAAGCGCCGCGCGAGCATGATGAACAATGTAGTCTTCTCCACCATGCAGACCGCGAGATCCGCAACGCACATCGCCAAGCTTAAGGAGACGCTCCTTAAGCCCGTAGGACTCATCCTGGTGGACGAGACACACATGCTGCCGACCACGAGCTATGAAACGATCCAGGGCTATTTCCCGGACGCTCAGCTCATCGGCTACACCGCGACCCCATTCCGCCAGAAGAAGATCATGACGAACTGTTTCGACAAGATCAGCTTCTCGATCAGCCTCGCCGAGCTTATCGCCGCCGGCTACTTAGTCGCTCCCGAGGTACATGCATTCAGCCGCGACGGCATGGAGGATCTGGATGTCATTGCGAACGTTATGGGACTCTACCAGACACGCGAGGCAGGACGCCCCGCCATCGCATACCTCAAGACTATCGACGAGGCTAAGCTGCTTCGTAATGCTTTTGAGTCTGTCGGCGTCGTTAGCCGTTGTGTCACATCTGACGTTTCTCCCGACCAGCGTACTGAGATCTTTGCTTCGTTCCGCGCAGGTCGAATCCAGGTACTTACGACGGTGGACGTGCTTACTGCCGGCTTTGACGCGTCTCTGGTGGAGTGCATCTTTATGCCCCACGGAACGAAGAGCCCTACGCAATATATTCAGCGCATCGGACGAGGTCTTCGCCAACACCCTGGTAAGACGTCATGCAGGGTCTACATCTACGGCGATGCCCCAAGCGTCAGTAACCACGCTTTTGAAAAGCTCACTCGAACTGTCCTACTGGCGGGTTCTAGTAAATCTGAATCAGCAACATTTCGCGAGGACCTCGATAATACATTCCACACGAAGGGATCGGAGATCTACGAATGGACGAAAAGCGTAGTCGATGCCGTGACCAGATTCGAGAAGCTTGGGATGCCGCACTTCGCGGCACTCCTGGATCAGAAGCGCTTTCCGGAACAATTTATGCGCTCCATCCAGGAACTCTTAAAACGGTTACCAAAGAAGAAAACGAAGCTACCTCACGGCGAGAAGCCTGCGAGCGAAGCGCAGCAATCGGTTTTGTTCAATGCCGGATTCGGTTCCGAGATCTGCGGTCAGCTCTCGAAGAACGAGGCACACGTCATGATCAGTGCTTTATTCAACAAAAAGAATGGGACCAGCTCCACTGAACATTTCACCGTCCCAGAAGGAAGCCACGCCGGCAAACACGTGAGCGAGCTTCCCCACGCCTACCGCAGTCTCGTCAAGAAGCGCTTCCCGGATAGTCCGGTGGCAGCGCTTATCACCGAATGGGAATCCAGAAGGAAGCACGCATGAAGCCAGCTCTTGCCCCGCCACCCGACAGCCGCCGCGATGGCATCACCGTGCGCTACGGCGACATCCCGCATCGCACCATCCAGGAGGCGCTCGCCAAGCTCGACGTCTTCACCGGCTGGAAGAACCCGAAGGACATCTATGCCTTCAACAAGTTCAAAAGCACGATGGAGCGCGAGCAAAAGAAAGCCGCAGGCTGGTACAACAAGCTCATCACAAAGCACGTCGAGATGGAGGAGGTAAACGCCAAGAACGCCGACGGCACCTTCAGCCCGGTGAAAGATCCCGCTACCGGCAAAATCAAGATGCGCGCCAAACAGGGCCGCAACGGCCGCGGTGAACAGGACATGGTCTTCAAAGATCAGGCCGCATTTGAGCGTGATCTCAAGATCTTCCATGACCACACCTTTACGGTTAAGGTTCACCCCTTCTTCGTCGAAGACCTCCTTGCCGCTGGCCTGACGCCGGTTGAGCTTCGGAGCTGTCAGGCGATCGTGGAAGAGGACCTCGGCCTAGCCGACGACGCCGACCCCGATCTGGACGACATCCCCGAGGATCTCTTGGGAATCATCCCCGGCACGACTAAGCCCGAGGAACCACAAGATGTCGGATCCGAGCCAGATAACGAACATCCTACCTGACGCTCTCGGCGGCGCCGCGGGGCAAGTCCCCGTGGTGCTGCTCATGTGGTACATGCTCAAAGACATCCGCAACTGGATGCCCAAGGTCGATGCGCATCTTGAGGCTCAAGACAAAGTGCTAGCCGGACTCGCAAGCGAGACCGTCGTCTTGACCGCCGAGCAGCTCCATCAGAAGGAGCGTATCGCCGAGATGAAGCAGGACCACAAGGAAGAGCTGCGGCAGGCCTGTGATAGAATTGCGGTGATCGAGCGAGAGCTTAAAGCCGTCTGGGGCAAGATCGGCAGTCGTGAGTCCGATCGGTCCTAGCCATCCAAAGGAGCCGTCATGATCGCGAAATGGGCCGTCCAGTATGCCATCCTGTTTCTTCTTACCGAGCTGACGAAAGCCGGCAAGACCATCAATTGGTCGACGGTGAAAGCCGAATGCGATCCCTACGTGCGTAAGTGCATCCCCGGTACCATGTTCGACGACCAGGCCGTCAGCTTCACCGACTCGATCGTGGACGTCGCGGCCAAGGCCCTCCAGAGCCGCGAAGCCCTCGACAGCATCCTCAGCCTTTTGGGGGAACAGAAGTGGGGCGCTGCCTTCTCACAGCTCCAGACGCTAATTGCGGGCTCCTGGCAGGCCCACGAGATTCATGAGCCCTTCTACGCGGCGCTTCAAGACATCGATCTCAAGAACGTTGCCTAAGCCGACGCGCAAAGTGAACGAGCCCCGAGCATATCGCTCGGGGCTTCTTTTTGGAGAAGAGACATGCAGAACCATCAGCGCCTGGACATCGTCGAGAAAATGATCTGGAAGATGGTAGGCCTTCCCTACCGCTGGGGCGGCGCTACATTCGATACCGGCTTTGACTGCTCCGGCGGCGTACTGGAGATCCTAATGAGCTGCGGCCTTTGGCCCAACAAGACCGATGGCCGTGCTCAGGACATCTACGATCATTTCATGCATCCCGAGCTTGGTCGTCCCTGCCCGCTGGACGAAACCGTCAGCCTCGGCACGCTCTGCTTCTACGGAGCCTCGATCAAAGCCATTACGCATATCGGTATGGCGGTGGACGATCATATCAGCTTCGAGTTTGGCGGCGGCGATCATACGACAACGACCGCAGACGTTGCTGATAAGCAGCATGCCTTTGGTCGTGTTCGTCCGATCGATCATCGCAAAGATCTCGTGGCTTTCGTCATCCCCCTTGAGCTTCTTCCTTGATGTCGTCAAGCGTCTTGAACGCCTTGCGCTTGGCATCGATATGCTTCGCGATGTGCTTCATCTTGTGGGGATTGTGCATCACCTCAAGACCGTCCATCAGCGTGCGCGTCCAGTCGCTCTTCTGATACTCGGACGGGTTCTTGTCTTCCTCGCTCATCGGGGCAGACTTGAGCCCGATCTCGCCTGCCGTATGCTTCGCACTCGCCACAGCAAGACTCTTCATCTTCTTCATGGCTCTTTCGCCTTTCGATCTTCGGCAGCTTTCCTCATGCGGACCATCCGCGCGTAGGCTGGGCTGACTTTTACTTTAGTAAATGGCAGGACTCGATTGAAGAGCGTCTCGTCGAGACTTTCCTTATCGTATCCGACCTTGCCGATGTGTCCGGCGATCTGATCGATAGCTCCCATCGGGTAGAGCGTCGAAAGGATCGTGTCGAGGACCGTCGTCATGTTGCTGGTCGTGTAAGGGTTTCCCCCATGGTCCACCTTGACGCCGCCGGTACCAAGCATGCTCTGCACCGTACCCTCAGGATCGAAACCAAGATGAGTCAGCGCTTCCTTGGCCGCGTACCACTTGAAGCCTCTGCTAAAGAGGAACTTCTTCCCGCCTGGCTGCTGGCTGGCGTAGAGCGCGTCTCCGCTGAAGAGATCATTGCCGCTCATAAGCTGGTAGAGCATCTTCGGAATCGGGTTACCCTTTTCGACAGCCTGGCTGGACATGTCTTTGGGGGAAACCATCTTGAGCGCATCCATGTAGGACGTCGATGGGCTGATCATGAATCGCTCGTTCCCGTGGCTATCCTTTCCGAGCGAACGCGGAGCGTTGTTTGCGACGTAGGGACTCATCCCTTTCTGTTGTATCCCAGTAGGAGTCGTGCCAATGGAAGTGCGTAGCTTCTCCAGGTTCAGGACCCGTGCTGCCCTCTCGGGATCGAATGTAGCCTGAATCCAATATGGGATGTTCTTGCTGTAGAAGGAGTAGAAAGGCACCAATCGCTTGATCGTAGCTTTCTCTAGAGCGGTGACGTTCCCGTAGTCGAAGAACGTCTTCTTGACGATAGAGGCCGCCATACGCTCGACCGCTTCGGGCACCGCTTTCGCCAATAGAGGATTGGCCTTCAGCTTCTCCAGCGTCTGGACATAGGTCATCATTCGAGCGGTGCTCTCCATGTAGCTGCCGCTCATGCTCATCAGCTTCATCAATGGGTTTTTGTCTCGAAATACTTCACCCGTGTTCTTGATGTATTTGGCCAATTGGCTGTCGTTGGCTTTGGCGATCTTGCCAGGCGCGAAGAGGAAGTCTCGTGCCATCTCGGACGCGATGCTCTTATACTGCGGGTTGTCCAGAACGCCATGCTTCAGTGCCGAGGCGAAATGCTCAGCCTTGTAGTCCATCGAGATATTGCCGCGCAGAAGCCGCCATACGTCCCGCGATACGCCGTCACGAATAGCACCGGTCGTCGCGCTACCAACGATGCCAGGAAGCCCGTTCTCGACGTAGGCTTTCATCATGTTGTCGAAGTAGTTATTCTTGACCCAGCTCAGGGAGTTATAAAGAAAATGTCCCTTGATGAAATTCGTGAGGCTGTCGAAAGCATGCAGTCCTTTCTCGACTTTGCCCATGTATCCCTGGATCGGAGCAGTCTGGTGATACTCACGGACAAGCTCCATCGCTTGCTTCTCAGCCTTGTTGAGAAACTTGCCGGCGAACTTCTCGGCGTAGATCGCATAGCTCTCGTCACGCGAGAGACCACTGTCCGCCCGCATCTCACTCATAGCCTTTTCAATCTTGGTCTCGAAATCGATGAGGTGCTTCTCTGCGCCTTCGAATTCCTTCACCTTATAAACGTCATCGATATGAAAGCGCAGGCCAACGATCCCCTTGCCGTTATTGACAGCCTCGTTGATCTCGCCTGGGGTATGGATACCGAAGGCCTCACTGTTGAGCTTCTGGATCACGTCGTCGTTGTGCTGCCCCCAATCCTTGACCGCCTGCACAATCTCCGGTGCGCGGTTTTCTGCGAGCTGCGGGAGAACGACATTGCTCATGTGATCGTTGATCATACGCATCGATTCGTTCGCCTCTGCGGTACCGTCTTCGATACCGTGCTCGGCGAAGAGCTTATTGCGCATTTCGATCGTCTTAGTCTTGAGATCCTGCATCATCAAACTGGCCTGTAGACGATCGCCTTCCTCCAGATGGCTGAGCGCCTGGAGGCGCCCCTGCCGGATCATCTCGGCGATCTCTTTGCGCTTGTCGAAGCCGTCGATGGCAAGCATGCGCTGCGAGGCGAAGTTCCCGAACTTCGATCCCCTCGTCCAGGTCGCGTACTTGTTCGTCATGCTGTCGGCTGCGTCGCGCAGGACCGGCGCAACGGCTTCGATCCCCTTCCCAGCGAACGCCCCCACCGCTGCGCCGAGCCCCGCGTCCAACGCCCGCTCCCAGGGCTTACTGTTCTGATCGCTGGCGCCGAGACCGTAAGCCCCGCCCAGAGCCGCCCCGGCTGCCTGCTTCCCGTACATCCAGGTCTTGGCCGCGCTCGTGAGAGCCGCCCTCTCAGGATCGATCACCGGCGCCGCGTCAGCGACCGCCTTGGCGATACCCCCCCCAGCCGCGTCCCCGGTCGCCGCCGCCCCCTGACCGACGTCCAGGCCCTTCTGAAACTCCAGGGCCGATTCCCGCAGCGCCGCGGTATGGGCCGACTCTGCCGCTGCATCACCGGCCGCCTGGGCAGCCTCGACACCTTTCTGATGAACCGCCATCTGCTCCAGGATCGGCTTCATGTCCACGGCCGCCGCTTTGGCCCCTACAGCCGCGTCAGCCGCCTGGCCTACCTCAGCTACCCCCTCAGCGCCGCGCGCAGCCCGTCGCGCCGCGGCAGCCTCCTCTGTGCCCTGCTGGAAGAGCTTGTACTCGGCAGCCCCCTTCCCGAGGAAGCCCGAGGACTTAGCCAGCCGTCCTGCTCCTTCTGTGAGCAGCGTCACCGGGTCCGTGAAGATGTCGATCGCCAGGTTTACCCCAACGTCACCGACATCCCCCAGGTCGAAGACCCCGTCGTCCTTCCCGAAGCGTACAGGGTGCTTGGCGCCCAGCTCGCGGGTCACCGCGTCCTTCATCTGGTTACTGGTCGTCTCCCGCTGCTTGTTGTACGCCTGCTTCCCGTAGGCCAAGGCGGCAGCACCCGAGCCGCCGCTCTGAGCGTAGCCGGCGATCGTGGACCGGCTGATGTTCCCGAGGTAGTCCAGCCCGCCCAGCGCATGCTCAAGAAAGCCGCTCTCAGGCGCGTACTGGTTCTGCCCACTGATCTGCGGGGCATGGTCCGGCGCGGCGCCGTAGCGGGGCATCCGCGGGTTCTCAGGTCCATCCGGGTCCAGCGGGGGATCCGTGGCCTTCAGGTACTCGGCCGGCGTCATTACCGAGTTACCGTCCGCCCGTGGCCGCTTCATGTGGCCATCGCTCATCGATAGGCCCTTTGCCGCCTGCTCGCGGCGGAAGAGCTCAGGATCCTGGTTCGGGTCGCCATCCTGCGCCCACATGCCGCGGCGCTCTCGCTGCGCCTCGTCGCGGGCATCGAGCATGGCCTTCTGGAGTGGCGGGTCCAGATCCTTCAGGTACTGGTCGTAAACCTGGGCATGGCCAGCCCGCACCAGCTCGAGGTTCAGGTTCTTGGAGCCGGCATGAAGCACGCTGGCCGTCCGGCCATGGATGTCCTGGAC